TCACCTTTAGCTTCATCCAAATATTTTTCAGAAAGTGCATTCCTATGTTTTGGAATCTCCTTTTCCGATATTGACAACGTTTCCTTGCTCATCTTTTTGCTCCTTTTGTTCTAGCAGGTTAGAGATTTCCTGTAGTAAGTATTGATATGTTCTTGCCTGTCCTAACATATACTGATATTTTTCCATATTGTCAACACCACCGCTTATCATGGCATCTCCAACTCTCTGTAAACTGTCTCGCATTATTTTTTGTATCTTTGATACAATTACTAACGGATCCACTTATATCATTCCTTTATAATATTTCTTGTTGTGTGGATTTGATAAATTAACTCCACCATACTCACCTCTAATGCTTGGTCCAATATATCCACCTTCATTAGCTTTTACTCTTCCACCTTTTGTATACTCTTTCTCCCATCGCTTTGCGATCTCAGGGTGGTTAGCATGCATGTATTTTCTTTGCTTTTCTGATTTAAAAGGCATTATTTTTTCCCTCCTCTAAATATTTGTGTTCCCTTGATACCAAATATGCTGGCGCAAACTAAAATCCATAAATTTGTAAACCACGAGGGAAGTGCCGAAAAATGCTCAAAGAACATTTTTATCTTTTCCATCGCAGCAGGATCGTCTGACCAGACTCCCCAGGCGAGCACCAAAATGGGCAATGTGAGAATCGCTAAAACTACCTCGTCCTTATAGTCGTTTTGCCGAGCTTCTAAAAGCTTGCCCTGGTATTGTTCTTCGCCGCTGGCCATCTTTCGCGCATGCATATGTTGTGCATCAGCCATAGCCATCTTTGTCTCTTGACGCTTTTTGTAAATATGTGTTCCAGCGTTTAACGCTAATTTAATTGCTCCAAACCACATATTAGTACCAAGTTACTGGTTTTTGTTTTCTAGCAGCTCCTGTTCCAGCTACAGGTTGTTTATCCTTGGGTTTTTTATTATCAACCCTTGGAGTTTTAATCACTTTTTCTTTATTTGTGGGTGCATACCCTTTCCAAGCCATTTTTCCTCCTTAGTTTCCTCTTGGTTTCATTCTAGCGAGCGTTAATCTATTTTCGTTCGCCATTTCTTGTTTTTCAATTGAAGTATCAGCTCTTAAATTAGCTAATTCTTCATTTTGATCAAGTTTTTCATCTTGAACGCCTTGATTCATCATTGTTTTCATTTTTTCAAGATTTAATCTGTCTTCAGCTTCTTTTCTCTTCTGTTCATTGTCTTGTGCTCTAATATCAAGCTCTCTTGCTCTTAATTGTGCAATTGGATCATTACCATAGTCTCCAGTAATCTGTTTTTCCTCTTTCATGTAATCTTCCATCATATCAGCAATCAAAATTGACTTTCTTGCTTCAATTTTTTGCTGCAATGGTGCCATTTGTTGTTGAATTTGAGGATTTTGTTGTATCATCTGTTGCATTTTCGCTAATTCTTGCAACTCGTTTCTAAACTCTAACTCAATCTGCTCTTGACCCATTAAACTTATGTGCTCTAAACAGTTTTTTTGAATTGCAGCACCTACCATTGGCGCGTTTCTAACCATGTTAGTCGCCATAAAGTTCAAATGCGCTGTAATGTGTGCTCTGTGATCTTGTCCAGGAAAAGCTTGAAAAGGTTTTGAACCCATTGCATCAATATGTTCTAATGCAGGATCTTTTGGCGCTGGTTGTTCTGGTTTTTTTAAAATTGTATCTATATTTTTTACACCTAATGCTTCATACATGTTTCGATAAATAGCATATTGATTATGAAGTTGAGGATTTGAAGTTGCTAATTGTAATTCTGTTTGTGCCATTGATATTCTTTGTGTTTGAGAAAAAATATTAGGATCAGCAACAGGTAAAATATCTACTCTGTCATCAAAGTCCATTTGTTTAATTTGTTTTTGTCCACCAACAACATCGTAAGGATATTCAGGTGGTAAGTAAGTTTTAAATACTCTACCTAAAATCGTAAATTCTTTTTTCATGGCAGCATACAATCTTTTATGTATTGCTGACATAACTCTAGACCCTCGTTCCAACAGGGCTACTGTCGTGCCCACTGCTGCCTGTTGATTCCCGTCTCCTACTTGCATATCGGCAATCGAAGCGAATCGTTGCCCTGCATCTACCACGACACCCATAAGTTGTAATAAAGTAGCGGATGGTTCTTTAAAAGGTAGTGTCATGAAAGCATCTTTTAGATTTCCTCCTGGAGCATCTACGTCTCTGAACTCACCGGGTTGAATAGATTGTGCTTCATCTCTCATCTTAATACCACGCATTTTAAATCCTGCGGGTAAGTTAGACAAGGTACCAGCGTCGAGCAATTGTCTTAATGCTGCTGTTGCTGTTCTTGATAAACCACCTATCATGTGAGTTAAACCAAAACCGTAAAAACCTAAACCAGGTAAAAATTTAAAATGAACAAAATAATTAATTTTGTTTTTCATAATATCTTCTGCTGCAAAGTTTCTTCTAATTGATAATATTTTTCTTGTACCTTCTTCTAAAGTTACAATGTAAGGAAGTTTAATTCCTGTAGGTGTTTCATCTTCACCTAAATCTTCAAAGCCTTCTAAGTCTATGCTAACGTGGCATTCTAAAAGAGTAAACATTTTTTGATCTCTACCTTTAGTTGTTCCCTCTAATTCTCGTTGAGCTTTTTCTGAATCTGTTTCGCTTAAATACGCTGGATCAACTTCTATATCTTTATAAAAGCCACCGACTTGTTGTTTTCTTAATTCATTTTCTGTCATACGTACTTTGTGTATTACAGATTCACAATCATCTAATGATGTTGCTGTATAAGGTACGACAATATCTTCTGCCGGTACAAATTTTGAAACTGCTCTCTGCATAATTTCATCATAGTAAACTTTTTTAAATGCTGATCCTGCAAGTGGTAAATAAAATAACATTTGATCAAACTCTGCTTCATACTCTGGCATTTGAGACATTAATTGGTAATTCATGAATTCTTTTACTCTTTGTGCTTGAGCTTCTTTGTCTGGAGTGGATAATCCAATTATTTGAACAGGGGCTCTCTCCTTGGCCATTCTCATTGTAGTTTGTCCGCTAACAGAAAATGTAATTATTGCCTTTGCATCAGCATTTCTTGCTATTGAATAAGCAGCATTCGTGATTGCATCTGTGTTGTTAATTTTTCTTTTGAATTTATTTTCTTCATCTTCTAAATCAAAGTTATCTTTATCTTTTTCTACACTTTCAATAATATTATTCATTACGTTTACTGATTCGATAGGATGTTCCCCTATTGCAGATTCTCCTGATAACATAACAGCATCAGTTCCATCGTAGATTGCATTAGCAACATCTGAAGCTTCAGCTCTTGTAGGAACAAAATTTGTGATCATACTTTCAAGCATTTGTGTAGCAACAACAACAGGTTTGCCAAAAAAACGACATCTATTGATGATATTTTTTTGAATAATAGGTACTTTTTCTGTGGGCATTTCAACACCTAAATCTCCACGTGCAATCATTATTCCATCAGCAACTTCTAAAATAGTATCAATATTTTTAACAGCTGACGGCTTTTCAATTTTTGCCATCACTAATGCTTTATTTTCAATTAGTTTTTTAATCTTAATTATATCTTCCGCTTGCTGTACAAAAGAAAGAGCTACCCAATCTACCCCCATATCAAGAGCTTTGTTTAAATCTGATTTATCTTTGGATGTCAAAGAGTCAATTGGAAGAATAACATCAGGAATATTTACACCCTTGTTATTTGAGATAATACCATCGTTTAGAATTTCTGTTATTAAAAAATCTTTTCCTTGTTCAATAATTTGTAGACGAATTCTCCCATCATTTACTAGTAAAATTGTATTGGGAGTCAAATTTTCATATATTTCTGGATGAGGAAAATTAACACGTTTTTGATCACCTTGATCATTATTTAGATCTAATTGAAAAGTATTTCCTTTTTTTAAATCTTCTTCATTATTTTTAAATATTCCGATCCTTAACTTTGGTCCTTGTAAATCGGCTAACACACAAGTTGAATGATCATATTTCTTTTCTAAAGAGCGAATTCTTTCTACATTTTTTCGGTGGTTTTCTATATCATCATGAGAAAAATTAAGACGAAAAACATCACATCCTGCTATAAACATAGCTTCAATTATATTTGATGATGAAGAGGCAGGACCTAA